TGGCGGCGGCGGGGGGGCGGGGGTACGGCGGGTGCGCCCCGCTTGTCGAGTATAGCGCCCGGCCGGGCGCCGACCAGACCGCTGTAGCGATGGATGCGACCAACGACGAGAGGCTCGTCAGCGTTCGCGTGGCGTAGCCCCACACGGCAGATGCTATCGAGCTGGTGGTTGGCAACGCTGCAATCTGCTCGTCCAGATTGGCATCGGCCAGGCCCACGGCCGCCCGCACGCCCGCCGCGTCGAGCGTGCTCGTGCCGATGGTCGGTTTGTTGGATACGTCGTTTGCCCAATCCAGCGTGGCCGGCGACTTCGCCACGGCCGCCCCCGCCGCGTGCCGCGTCGAAATCGCAACGTCGATGCGCGCCAGTTCCGTCGCCAGTTCCGTCCGCACCTGCGAAGCGATAGCCGAGAGCGTGAGCGTGTCGAGGTCGGGGAAGCTGGCCTCCAGTTTTGCCACTATCGCCGCAAGAACAGCCTCGTGCGTCTCGTCGTCGATGAGGTCGGCCTCCAACGCGGCCAGCAGATTCGTTTTCCATGTGTCGGCGTCCACTGCCTTGATCGTTGCAACATCCACCTGCTGCGTTGCAGGCACCACCGCCTGCACCTGCTGGCTCGCCAATGCCAGCGGGGCCGTGCCGAGCCACTGAATGAGCGAAACATCGAGGGCGTCCGTCCCGGCGACCAAAGAATCGTAGACGTTCGCCGGCACCACGTCGAGCCGCACAGGCGCAGCGGCGTAGCCCGAGAGGTTCAGGGCTATCTCTGCGCTGCCCAACGTGTCGAGGTCGTTGGCCGTCAACGCCAGGGCGTACATGCCTTGATTCTTGTGCGTGAACGTAGCCGACAAATCCAAGGCGGTCTCCACGCCGTTCTTGTAGATTTTTGCGTCGGTGTAGGCAATAGCCCCGGTGTAAGGCAGCCCGGCCACGTCGAGCACGGGACCGAAGGCGATGGTTCGCGCTGTATTCTGCTTCGTGATCATGCCGCCTCTCCGCAAATCAAGAGCCGTCGTCTTCGTCCCGTGAATCCTCCATAGACGCGCCGCCGTTCGCGGAACATGCCGAGCGGGTCGGCATACAGCCCGCGAATCTCCGCCAACGACAGCACGCGATTCCAAACCCGCGCTAGGCCAATCCGGCCGTTGAAGTAGAAACTAGGCGTTCCAGAGTGATTCGCCGCTCCGAGAAACATGGCAATCGGAAAGTTGATGTAACTCGTCGGCGATTGTTGCAAGGTCATGTTGGTCTGAATCGCCCGACCGTCCAGATACATTTGCATTGCGTTCGCCGGCGGCCAAATCGTTACGGCCAGGTGGTGGATATTCCCGTCGCAAATGCCGGTATTGACGCCGTTCGGAGTGCCGCCCACCAGATACTTCGACTGGTCGTTGCAGGAAATCTGCAACCCGCCGGGGTCTGCGCCGCTGTTCGCGTTGCGGTTCAGAAGAATGCCCGTCGTATTGTACCCCGTTACAGCGTTCGCCGTCCGCATCACCGCCTGAATACCACCCGTGTAGCTCGTTTGGAGCCAGGCGTCCAGCGTTACTCCGCGATACTGCGAGGAGCCGAAGTCGCCCAGCGTGCCAAGGTTGACGTACTGGCTCGACCCGTTGAATTCCATCATCCAGCCATGCTTGCCGACGGCCCACGTCGGCCCATTGACGCCCGTCCCGTGGAACCGACGCCCGGCGTGGTCAAAAAGCGTTTGGCCCGTGTTGCCAAGCATCGGAACCCATGCGCCCCACAGGCTGCGCCAGAGGTCGGGCGCGTCGCTCTCGGCGGCTGAACGGGCGAAACCGGAATGGTACGAAGGTCGCGTGCGCATGGCGAATCATGCCGGGGTCTGGATGTCGTCCGGGCACGGCGTAACGATGACCAGGTTCGCGTTCGCCGTGTTTTTGAGGTTGTCGCCCGCCGAGGCGTTCCACACGCCGACGGAGAAATACCGCTGGTGGATGTTCACGATGAACGATGCAATGAAGTTCGTCGCCGTGTCGGTCGTCGGCACCACAACAGCCCCGACGAACTTCCCGTTGTACCGCTGCACGGAGGTCAGCGCGGCGTCGGTCGCGCCGACGTTCGCGTCGGCATACGTGCCGTCGCTCTCGAAGAGCCAGATTTCGACCGTCTCGCCGACGGCCGGGGCCGACTCGAACTGGACGATGGCCTGGACGATGTGCCGAAGCGGCTTGGCCCCCGTGCCGCGGTCGTATCGAGCCGAGAGCCGCCCCGCCCCGTAGCCCAGGTTGGCCAGCGTGATCTGGGCGTCGCCGCCGGAATCCTTGAACACAATCGACGTTTCGCGGGCCGCGTAGACTTTTGAGGATGCCATTTACCTTTCCTCCCTTGCCGCTGCGACGTGATGCGGACCGATGCGGGGCAGGCCGACGCGCTCCGTGAAATAGACCCTCCGCTCCGCATGGGCCTTGATTTTCGCGGCGACTTCCGGCGTGCATAGCTGGTCGAGCATTGCCCGCACAGCCGCGTTGCCGAGGTCGATTCCCCCGCCGTTGCCCGCCTCATCGCCTGGCATTTTGAGGAACTCCAGCATGTCGGCGACGACCGGCGATTGTGCCGCAGCGGCGTCAAGAGCGGCTCGCACCGCCGCGTATTCCTCCGGCGTCAGCAGAGCGGCCAGAGTTCGCAATGAACCGAATCGGGAGTAAACCTCCGTTTCGTATTCGGCGTTCAGCGCTTCGGCCGCGGCGTCGTCCGACAGTCCGACCATATCGGGGGGCTGCAATCGCTCCCGCAGAATCGCTTCGTTCATTGTCATCCCCTCAACCAGTTCGCAATCGCCGTTGCAAGGCCAGCAATCAGCGTCGGAATACCCGTAATCAGGAACCAAAACCAGCGGTCGCCGAGCGCGTGCCGCTGCTCCAATCTGTCCACGCGAGTATTCAGCGACGGCTTGCCGTTGCCAACCACTATCGGTCGGCATGTCTCGCACAGCGTCAAGTAGCGCGTCAGCTTCTCGTTCATGCCGTCGATCTTGTTAGAGAGTACGTCGATCCGCTCGTGAATGCGTGCAATCTCGCTTTGGGATGCCGGGGCCATCATGGAAAAAAGCGTCAAAAGGTTGAAAGGGCGGCTGCCGCGCGGGAGCTACACGCGGCAGCCGCATCGCACCGCCCGCCAGGAGAGCTACGCGCCCGCACCCGTCGAACGAACGACGTAGTGCGGTTTCAGCACGGCGCAGCCGCCGCACATCGACGCCTTGTATTGTGCGACGATGTCCCGCTCAAACTCGTCCTTCGAATTCGGCGGCGCCTGCGACGCCGTGATCGGCCACGCCTCCATCCACGCGAACGCGCGCCGGAAGTCGCCGAGATACCAGTATGCAGCAGCCTGCGCTCCGGAACCCGCCGTGCCCGTGTCGAGCAGCCGGCGATAGAGATACATGCTCTCGACCAGCGTGAACGACCGGATCGGATTCGGCGTAACCGTCATCGGCGACGTGCCGGTACTGGTGCCGACGCGGACTTCCGTCGCATTCTGAATCCGCTTGACCGTCGCCCCAAGTTGCGGCGAAGTCAGCAGCGTGAGCGTCGGACTCAGATTGATCGGCTCGCGCGTGAACGGGTCGCGCATCTCGGTGAAGAGCTGATACGCTGCGTCGATGTCCGACCAGTCTTGGAGCGTGTCGGTCAACGTGTTCACGTACCAGTACGAGGCGAAATCCACCGCGTTGCTGTTGTACACGGCGTACTCCGTTCCCTTCCACTTCCACTTGCCGCCCGTCGCAAACGTCGAGGCGCAACCCGCCACCATGTCGGTGATGAGTTTTTCCTTCGTAACGCCGAGCCACTCGCCGACCTCGGCGGCCCGCTGCAGAATGAGGGCCGTCCGGTCGCGGAAAATCGCCTCCTTCGTAACCGGCACGATATGGCCGTACTTCTTCAGCGGCGGCGTCTCAATGTAGTCCTCCCCAAAGCCGGCGTGCGGGTATGGCATTCCCTCGCCGACCGCTTGAGACACGTCGCCCGTCCGCGCGATGCCGGGGAATTTCTCGCCGTCCATCAGCCGTGTCGGGATCGTCTCGACCAGGGGCGAAATCGTGAGCGTCGCCGTCTCAAAAGCGTCGAGGATTTTGCTAAAAACGATCTGTCCCGTGATGTTGGAAAACGCGGATGAGTCCACGCCGTCGCTTTCCAGGATTTTCGCCACGGAGCGCGTCGAGCCGGACGCCGGATCGCAGAGTTGAATGAACTCATGGCCGAGCGCCGCCTCGGCCATGTCTCGGATCGAGAAGTCCTCGGGCCGCACGTGGCGCGCGGCCAGCCCTTCCCGAAGTTCCTTGAGCGTTTTCTTGGCGTCCAGGGCGTAATAATGCTTGAGTTCCCTGCATTTCAGTTTCATGGTGGATTCCTTTCCGTGTGTTTCGTTGGTTAGCTCGACGCGGTGGCGCCTTGCGGGCCGCCATACATGACGGTCGAGTGGATGCGGACATAGACCGTGGTCGCGGCGCTCGCCACGCGCTTCGCTACGCGCCCAATGCTGCGGGCCACGTCCGTGACTTTGATAACCTTTTGATCTTCAAGACCGTTGCCGGCGGCGTTGTCGTCCACGCCGACCAGATCGCCAACCTCAAACGTCGCCGACGCGCAATCGAACTCGAACACGCCGTCGGTGGCGACGCGGATGTCCGTGGTGTCGCCGCTCCGGCTGCGTTGCATCGCCACGCCGAGAAACTTCGTTTGGAACGTTTCTTGGGTCGCGGCCAAGCCGCCGCTGTAACTCACGTCTGAGGCCGGTTTCACGTCGTCCGTGTCAAGCCAAACCAAGTCGCCGATTTCGATAATCGTGCTTGAATCGACGGCCGCCGTAACCCGGTTGGCGTCCTCGTATCGCCATCGCATTTTGTCAGCCATGTTTAGATTCCTTTCTGATTATTCAGTGATCGCGGAAATAAACTCGCGCGCCGTCGGAAACGCGGCTCCGCCATGTTCCGCGACATGCTGTTCCTTGGATTTCGGTTTCGCGCCAAGCTGCAGCAATGCGCGCCTGTCCTCCAAAAGCGCCTTCCGCTCGGCGGCGTCCTTGGCCTGCATTAGCACGCCGCGAAAAACTTCCGTGACGAGTTCGGCGGGCAACTTGGCCTCGGTCAGTTCCGCCTCGATGGCGGCGGCCTTGTCGGCCAGCGCCTGACGCGCCTTGAGCGCGTCAAGTTCCTCGGTCAACGCCTTGATCGTGGCGTCCTTGGCCTTCGCCTCAGCGGATTCCGCCTGCTCGGCGAGAATGCGCTGCTCGATGGCGCGCAGCAGAGCGGGATTTTCGGCCGCGAGCTGCTGTTCCGTGAGTTCGTGGATGTCCAATTTGGAGTCCTTTCCGGTTGCGGTCGCCTCGAAGAGGCCCCGCGTCGTCGCGGGGTCGGCAACGAGGTCAACACTGGTTACTTTGACGATCTCCTCGACGATGGTCGCGCCGTTTTTTCGCGCAACGCGGCCCTCGATCACGTGGGAGAATCCGACGTTGCCCGGCGCGTGTTCCGCGTCCCAGCATAGTTGCTCGGCCAGCGGGTGCTTCGGATTAAAATGGAGGTCGGCGCGCAGACCGCCGTCGCCCGGCTCCACCCGCACGTTGCGAATCGAGCCGATGCGATCCGCATAGGAGCGCGGCGAATCGCCGTGGTCGATGTTGACCGGCCGGTCTTCGTAGAGCGACACGGCCCGTGCGACGGCCTCCTTCAGATAAGAGCGGCCGTTGCGCGAGACCAGGCCGAGGATTTTGACTCCCTCGATGATGCCCTTCTCGCGGTCAAGGCGCAGCGAGACGCCGCGCGAATCGCAGAACTCCCGAATGGCTTCCATGCCGTTCGTCCCCCAAAACGCGACCAATAAAAAAAGCCCGAGCCGCCGGCATCCTTGCCAGCAACTCGGGCGCACGTGTTTCGTCTACCCGTTTGTGTCAGTTGTCGCGGGCCGCCACGGGCGACCCTACATCGTCGTTGTCATCCTTGGGCCATTGGCCCCCTTGCCTTGCCGCGCCGGGCCCGGCCCCGCCCGGCCAGGCCCGGCCCCGCCTAGCCTTGCCATGCCACGCCCAGCCAGGCCCCGCCACGCTTACTTATGATGCGTCTCGATCACAGTCCGGACACGATCCGCATGACCATGCTGATACGTGATCTCCACGCACACTTTCCCATAAACCCGCTCCGCCTCGGCCTGCTGGTCGAGCTGGGCCAGGCGAGTCATCGCCAGGCGGAGCTTTTCATCGTTCCCAACTATTGTAGACCGTTTCGCATTTGACATCAATACCCCGCCTCGATTTCCGCCCGCGCCGCGCTCCGCGCATAATCAGCCCCGTAGTTCGCCGCCGGCAGGCCGGCCGTCAGATCGTCCAGCAGCTCCGGCGTAGCGTAGCACATGCAATTTGGATGCAGAGGAAAATCCGGCAGCCGCCGGCCCTGGTCGTCGAGATAGTCGCCGCCGCCCGGCTGCTGGACGTACAACACGTCGTCATGCGGATCGCAAAGGTCGCATGGCTCCGACCGCGTCCGCTGCGTGCGGATGCCCTTCAATAGATCGGCATGGGCCGTCATCGTCTCACGAGCCGCCGCCTCGGAAATCCGCATCCCCTCCGTCCGCGCGATGCGCAATGCCCGATAATTCATGCCCGTCGGCTTGCCAGGATCGTTGCCCACCAGCTCACGGATCGACGCAGCAACGCTCCGCATGGCCGAGGCCTCGTCCGGGTCGCTCATGCCCGCGACGATCCGCCGCCGCAATTCGCCAATGAGCGGCTGCGCCACCGTCTTGATACGGCTCATGGCGTCGATGCCGTCGTAACTGCCCCGCAGAATCCGACGGACGCGGTCGGCGGAAAGCGGCGGGAATTCGATAGTGCGAATGATCCGCAGCGCTTCCGACCGGCTGACTGCGCCGTCCAGAATCCGCTGAATTTCGATGTCCAGATTCAATTCTTCCTGGATCGACTCGCGCACGCCCGCCCGAGCAGCGCGCAAGGCCCAGAATCGCACTGGCAGGGCGCGTAGCAGAGCGTCCGCCGCGGAATCATAGGCCCATCGCACCAGCCCGGTCAAATGATCCTCCATGATCCAGGTCAGCCGATCCAAAGCCCCGGCAACGACGACCTCCACGAGGATGCCGAGCTGCGGCTGTTGGGCGGTCGCCATTCCGATCAGCCGGTCGGCCAGGTCGTCGGCCCAAACGTTGATCGCGCGGCCCAGGCGAAGAATGCGCCTATCGCGCTCCTGGGCACGTCGCTTGTTCGCCGCCGCTAACCGCGCTGTCGCCGCGTTCATTGACCGCTCCCCTGAATGTCCGGTGGTTCATCCTCCGCGCCACGCCGCGCGTTCGCCAGGAGGTCAGCCATCGGATTGAATGTCTGCCGACGCGCGTCGTCGTCGGCAATCCGCTCCTCCTCGACCGACCAATCCAGGTCGTTCCGCTCGGCCATCGTCCGACGACTCATCGCGCCAGCCGCCACGAGAATGTTGTCCGCCTGCGCATCTTGCAGACGATTCCGCGTCAAAACATTAGGCGGCGTGGCGACGACATCGATCCGATCCACGATTCCCGTCGAGAGCCGACCCGCCGCCTCGGCCAGGCGCAGCATTTGCTTGAGGAGTTCCGTATCCGCCTCGATCATTGACCATTGAAGCCGCTCAAACATCTTGACCGCCGGCCCCTCGGCCACCATCGTCGAACTGTAGTTGGCATTGCTCGCGTCGCTGCTAAGCATGAACTCCGGCATGACGAGCCGGCTTGCCACGGCGCGCAATTGCGCCTGAATCGCCTGCACGATCTCCGGGACGCCGAGCGAGGCTGCCGGAAAATCGTATTCCGTGTTGACCGGCGCATCGATGATCGTGCCCGGCGGGTATCGCTTCGCATAGTCGGTCGTCCCAAGCGTCGAGTTGTAGCCGCTCGTCGTCGCGCCGCCTGAAACAAACGCCTGCACGCTCGCCGCATTGCCGCCCTTGTGCCGGCGAATCATCGCCAATGCCGTGTGAATCTCGACCTTGGCGGCGAGATTCCGCAGTAAACGCTCCGCTCGCTCCAGCCCCTTGCGAACCGGCCAGAAGGTTGGCATCCCCCGCTTGACGTTCGCATCGACGTTCGCCTTGCGATGCTGAATCTGGTCAGCGGGCACCAGCACGCCGTCGATCCAGTAGCCCAAGACGGTTTCCACGTCGTCCGGGTCGATCTGGATGCCGAACGATGCGGCGGGATCGGCCGATTTCGCGGCGGGCGTGGAGACCTGCGCCGGCTCAACGAATCGCACGCGCAACATGCCGTCAGCCGTTGGAAAGACGCGCAAAAAACATTCGCCGTCCCGGTCGAGCCGCCGAACGATTTCCTGCTGCCGCGCGTGCCAGCGGTTTTCAACGACGAACCGCTCGATTTCCGCCTCGACAGCCTTGAGTTCCGCCTCGTCAATCGCCTCGCCTTCCTTCGCCTCGACAGAATAGGAGTGTCCGCTGCCGACGACGTAGCTGATGCGGTTCTCGAGGCCATTGATGCAGAAACCGTTTGTCGTCGCCAGGTAGCGCGATCGTTGTCGAACGATCTGCAATTCTTCTTCGGTCTGCGGCGCGCCGATATGCTCCCAGGCTGCGCGCCCCTCGAAGCCGAGCGGCAGCCACTCCTCGCCGGTCTCCGGGTCGAGCAGCGCGTCGCGCGGATCGGCGATGGTGCCGTATTCGATAGAAAGCGATTCGAGGTAGCGCTCGAGAGCGCGTTGACGACGACGTTTTGTACGGGACATGATCATCAAATCCTTTCCAGAATGCGAGTGAGTTGGGCCTCGAACGGTTCGGTGGTCGGCCGGTGCAAGACTTCGCCCAGCACGCGCACGGCCATCTCGAGGGCGTCCGGCCCGTCGTCATGCTCGCCGTTCGGGAAATCCATCAGTTGCCGCACGAGCAGTTGGGCGCCGGCCGAGCCGCCTTTGAAGCGCATCTGCCGCTGCGCGAGGTAGGGCGTCAGCCGGCGAATGCGCACGTCCTTGTTGACGCGGTTATCCAGCATATATATAGGGAGCGGAATTCCGAGTTCCCTGCCGCGCGCGACGATGCTATCGGCAAGCATTTCTTGGAACTGGTTCACCTCGACCCCGAATGCCTCGGCGCGGAACTGCCGTTGAGCCTCGACGGCCTGCTCGACCAGCAAGGCGATGTTGCGGTCGTTCGCCAGATCGGCGTCCACCCAGAAACAGCCGTCCGCGTAGACCAGTTTGACGAGAGCAGAGTAGTCGCCCCATTTATCGCCGCGGCCTTTCGACGGATCGAGGGCCATAATGCGGTTGCCGGCGCGCGGCCATTCGTCGAACCAGATTTCCGGGCCGAACCAGTCGGCGGGCCATTCCGCGCCGCCCTCCGGACGCGGCTCCTGCTGGTAGAGCGCCGCCCATTTCGTCGGGCCGATGGTCGCGCGGATCGCGGCCAGCCGCTCGGCGGAAAAACGCTCGGGCCACAACGCCTCGCCGGGCCTACGCCGATCAAGTTCCATGACCCCCTCCTTGCGCGAGCGCGGGGAACGAAAGGACTTCCCACTGATCAGCGTCCGGCGTTGCGGCGGCCTCTTCCAGGAGCGCGCCGGCCAGATCGCCGCGGTGCCAGCGCGTCATAATCAGCACGATCCGCGAATCTTTTTCCAGCCGCGTGTAGAAGGTGGACTTGTACCAATCGAGCACGTTACGCCGCACCGTCGCCGAATAAGCTTCTTCCTCATTCTTGATTGGGTCGTCGATGATGCCCAACGTCGCGCCCATGCCCGTGATGCCGCCCCCGACGCCCGCCGCTCGGTAGACACCGCGGTGATTGACGATCTCAAACAAGTCGCTATTGCGGAGCCATGTGCCCGGTTTCGCCACAGTTCGCACCTGTGACGACCAGAGCCGCGTCGCGGGAAAGAGCCGCGCGTAGGCCGGATCGTCGATGATCCGCTGCACGTCGCGGTTCATCCGCGCAGCCAGTTCGGCGGAGTAAGAACAGGCGATGATCGAGGCGTCGGGATCGCGGCCCAAATAGTAGGCCGGCAGCCGGCGCGAGATCAACTCGCTCTTGCCATGCCGCGGCGGCGCGAAGACCATCAAGCGGCGAATCTCGCCGCGCAGCAGTGCGTCCAGCCGCTGGCAGATCAGCCGGTGGTGCCAGCTGACTTCGTAGTCCGGCTTTGTGTAGCGAGTGAACTCAAGCAGGCTTCGGCGCGCCTTCCGCCGCCGCAAGAGTTCCTCCGCTGCTAATGATCGCTGCAAGCTGCTCATCCGTGAGCGTTTCCAGGTCAACGTTTCCAAGCATGGCCTGCTGAACGATGTTCACAATCGCCGGCCGCTTCGCGTTCTCCGCAGTGATGTTCAGGGAATCCATCGACACCAGCACGCGGGCCGCGGCGATCTGCTCGCGCGGCCGGCGGTTGGGGTCGAGAACGATCTTCAAGAGTGCATTCACCACAGCAGGCCGCGCGGCCGCCTGCATCGGCCAACGCGCCAGTGTGGCGAGGTCTTGACGCAAGTGATGGGCATCCCCCCCACCCCCGGCGACTGCGACGATGTTGTCGAATATGCCGGCCATTCATGTTACCTATCCTGTCCGCACGTTGTTGCTAAAGGAATATGTAGAACTTCCTTATAAGATTCTTTCCATCGTACTAGCGGATGTTCGCAGAGCTGCGCGTAGATGCGTTGGATGGATTCTTGTGTCTGGCCGCGCCGAATGCGTGTTATCTCGGCGTCCGGCACTCCGGCCACTCTGGCGGCGATGCGGTTCATTTTGCCGATCCAGATGGAATCGGTTACGAATGGAGCGAGCGTCTCCATGAGTTTGCAGACGTTCTCAGCGTCCAAGAGGGGTTCGCAGGAAACGGAGGTGGCATATCCGGCGCGAAAGGCATATTTCAGGCTGGCCAGTCGTTCGCGGAAACAAGGCGCGCCGGGTTCCCAGAGGCGCAAAAAGGCGTCGCTGGATGCGCCAATGGTGAAGCGAAAAAGGATGCTGTCTCGAAACATGGCGAAGCGGTCGCAGATTGCTGCGATGCAGTCCAGGTGTGGTTTGCTGACGATGAGCAGATCGTTGCCGGCAATCAAGAGATTTTCGATGACTTGGAGGCATGGGCGAAGCACAGATGGCGTTATGTCATGTGTAGTGGGAAACATGATGCGGCCGTCGATCCATTTTCGGCGTTTTTTCACTTCGTCGCGTCGAATGCGCATGGTTGCCCATTGATCGGCGGATTCAATTTGTCCGAAGCGCAGCGCGCGGGCCTTGGCGTAACAGTAACGGCAATCGTGTTCGCAGCCCAAGATGCAGTTGACCGAGGCGACCGACCATTCTTTTGTTCCTGTGATGCGTTGCGGGTTGGTAGGCATGGCCATTAGCTCCTGGCGGGTTCTAGACGGATTCCGAAATAACGTGCGTGCCCGGCGGGGTGGCAGATTGCTTCTACTGCTTCGATGATTTTAACATAATCGTATCCTCTTGTCAAGCAATAACTTATGGCGAATTCGTTGAGTTTTTGCGCGATCGCTGCCGGTATTCTGTGCATGTTTTGCAGCCCGAGTGCTTGGCGGCAATGCGTTTCCAGGCATGAGCCGCCTTGAACGCTCTGTCCAATGGTCAAAAATACAGTTACCGCAGTTCGGAGATGCGGCAGCATGGCGAACCAATGCCGCCAGGGTGCGCCGTAAGTATCTATATCCACGATATTTTGCGGCCAGCCTGGTTGAGCCAAGTAACGCGATGAGTCCATGCGCAGGCGACCGCGCCGTGGCTTGATGTCCAGACCTAAGTACGTAGCGATCGGGAATTCCTTGCGGAGTTGAGTCCATAGGTAGCCTTCGCCCTGACAGCAATCCAATACATGCAAGGGTTGTCCATCCGAGTGATATTTTCGCAGCATGTAGCGTCGCAATTCCAGTTTTGCGTGCGGATGCGAGTTGTCGGTTTTTTTATCCATCGTTTTGCGTCGTTTCGATGAAGACCCCTTTGGTTGCCGCAATAGCTTCGATCATGGCTGCAATCTCGCCATAACGGACGAGCGGAATGCCGATCAGCACCCATGTCATAACGGGCGGAGGCTGCACGTCGATATGACGAATTTGGACAGAATCTTCTGGTATCCGCAGCTCGTCGATCAGTTTTTGCAATGCCGCATCTTCCGTATGGATTTCTGCCAGGAGTGATTTCAGCGCCGCGGCGTTCGTTTCAGCCATTCCGGCTAGCGGGTCGAGCACCGTTATCAGCTTGCGGGCCTCGGCATCATCGAGGTCGAGCACCAAGACGGGGACGGTTTGATCTGGATCGAGGGATTGCCTGGCGTGCCCGTCGATCAGTTCGAGCGATCCATCGGGCGTTTCGCGGGCCAGAAGGGCATCCGCATAGCCGATTTCGGTTAGCACGTCGCGCAGTGCGTCGATCTGCCCCAGCGGATGCGTGCGCCAGTTGCGCGGGTTCGGCTTGAGATCGCCGGCCCGCACGCGCCGCAATTCTTTGATCCGATCCCTAATCACAATAATTCTCCCGCATCATCCGTTTCGCCTCGGCTAGCCGAGCGGCGAATCCGCGCAGCGGATTCCGCTCGTAGCCGTCCCGCGCTAGCCGTTCCATGCGCTCAAGCCGTCGCAACAGAGCCTTGGGGCATTGATGCCCCGCCTTCAAGCGCCGCCCACACGCGCAGCAGGTAGTTATGAGACAGCACATGATGCGATGTTACAACGTCGGAGCCGGTGGTTTGATTTCCGTAGCCGGCGTCGTCGTCGTCAATAGTTCCATCAGCTTCGCGCGATCATCGGAGTTTTTGAGAAAGACGCCCTCGACAACTTTCCATCCGATGCTGCGGAGCATGGTAGGCAGGCCCCCGCTTCTCATGTCATCGACAATCTCACGCGTAACGCGGCCGACCGAGTTCGCGCCGAAGTAGTTGCCGACGGCATAGGCACGAAGCAGTTTGGCGAGCCTGTCGAACCCCCAGAGGGCGAGTGTATCGGCCAGTTCGACGGCCCGATAGCGGCGATCCTCGCGCCGCTTCCAGAGCAGCAGCACGAGCAGCACAGCGGCCAGAGCCGCGCTGAAGATGCCAACGTATTGCCACATTAACGGTGTCATGGTTTCGGTTCCTTTGGATTACTGGTTAATTCTTCTGAATCATGTAAAAAACAACGACGCCGATGCACACAGCGCCGACGATGAGCAGGACAACGACAAGAGGTTTTGGCCCGTCGTCAACCGCGGGGGTTGGTATAGGCGGCGGTACGGGAAGCTCGACGGGCGGCTTCTGGGCCTCGGCGGCCTGCCGGTTCGCCCGCTCCGCTTCAAGCGCCTCAAGGAGGGCCTTGACTCGTGCGTCCAAGTCGGCGTCCCGCTTCTCGGCCCCGCCGCGCCACGGCAGCAGAGCGCCGGGCTTGCTCTGCCCCGTCGGGCAACACCCCGAGCCTGGCGTGCACTGCGGCGCGTCCGCCGGGGGCAGGTCGCCAATATCGAGGACGGGGCCTGGCAGCGGCGGCGTCGGACGACGCTGGTATTGCAAGAGCAAGTAGTCCGCCGGGTCAATCGCCACGACCGGCTCGTTGTCCGGCGGTGGCACGTAGAACACCTGCTGCGTTACGCCCGGATACACGGAGGCGAGAACCGCGTGGATGCGTCCGGCCTGGACGCCAACGACCCGCTCGCCGTCGGTGCCCCACAAGACGCCGACGACGCGGCCCCGCTCGTTGAAAATCGGCCCGCCCGAGTCGCCCTGCCTGGCACGGCCCGATAGCTCCATCCAATCGTCGGGCGGATTTTCCGGATCATTGCTCGACCGCCGGTAGCCTTGAAACAAGCCGCTATTGACGGCCAACCGGCCGTCGGGGCCGTAACCGCACGATTCCAGCCGGTTGCCCGGCCGCTGCATCGCATCTTCGCCCCACTCCAAGTCGGCGGCCGCCACGTCCTCGGGCGGTGCGTCCTCGAAGGCCAGCACAGCACAGTCCCATGTCGCATCCGCACGAACGACGCGGACGCGGTAGGTTTTCTTGCGGAAAGTCTCGATAATGATTCGCTTCGCGTCTTGGACGACGTGCCGAGCCGTCAGCACCACCAGCCGCTTGCCCCAGCGGACAATCACGCCGGAGCCGATGGAGCGGGTTCGGTAGTCGTCTTGGCAAATCACGCGGACAATGGCCTGCCGGTGCCGTTCGGGCCGCTCGTACCGCCAGGCCGGGCGCGGCTGGCCCTGCACCCGGACATCGACGCCGGGGGCCTGGACGCGGACATCCGGCTGCCGGTAGGACGGGCATTGCCCGCCCAAGCATTGGCCTCGTGCGGCAACCGGCTTGAGCGCCAGGATCGCCGCCGCGCCGACGGCACACAAAACCGCAGTCCAAAGCAGACTGCGCCACTCTCGACTGTCAAAAACTCGCATCATTCGTTCCTCCTAATTCTGCGATAGTTGGTTTGTGATTAGTAGATCGTAAAATAACGCCACCAATGCGAATCCCATGCACAATCCGAAACGTCTCGTTCCAACTCAGCCAGTAATTGATGCTGTCATGCTTCATCGTACCATTCCTGCGGAGCGGGATGCCGCGCGGCTATTTGCAGCAAGTCTTCGTTGCGCACGGAATCATTGAAGCCATCGACGTACCCCCATTCGTGGCCGACCCGCCACGCCCAGCGGTAGGCCAGCATCACCGCAGCGACCGTTATCGAAAGCCAAATTACGTGCAGCATTTTTCTTCGATGCAATCAAAGCAGGCCTCGATGTATCCGTAGGCGCGCTCGACACGCCACGCTCGCCGGTAGGCCAGCGCGACCGCAGCAATCAAAATGAAAAACCAAATGGCGTGCGTCATTTCCAGCGCTCCGGCGGAGGCGGGATGACTACGTTCCGCATGTTTCCTCCGCTGTCTCCTCCTCGTCGTCGGCCACGTCAACCACGCCGAGCAGTTGTGCGTGCCAGTCCAGGTAATCGCCGGCGCGTATGGCATCGTCCCGGCAGCTTCTAAAACGCCAGGTGCCGCGTACTCGGCGAGCGACGCGGACGGGAGTGCGTCGCCCCATAAACTCGATGTGCCGTCCGTCGTCCAAAGAAATGGTTATCATTCTCGGCTTCAGCATGTAGAGGATTGGGAAACACTAGCCGTTCATCGCATCGCAATCCAAAATCCGGCGATCCACAGCAGCGTCGCCCCGACGCCGCCCAAAATCGTCCCGGCGACGAGCAGCCAAAAGCCCGTGCGGCCCACCTCCTCTTCCGCGTCCTTGGCCCGTGTCCGCCAGTACGCCGCCGCGTCATGGGCGTTTTTCTCCCGCGCCTCGGCCGCGGCACAGTGGACGCGCAGCGCGTCAATGGCCTCACGCATCACCGGCGATGGTGGCTCGAACTCACGCAAGCTCTCGATGATCTTTTTGCCGAGTTCCGTCTGGTCGAAATCATTCATAGCTCCCTCCTAGCTCACATACCTGCCGCAGTGCGGCAGACCGATAGATGTCGCCAGGCTCCGTCAGCCGGTCAGCCAGTTGCGGCACCGGATCAACACCGCCCGCCCGCAACGCACGGCTCACAGCCATCGAGCAATAGGGCAGGTCGCCATTCTCGGCGTCGTTCAGGCTGGGTCGTACAAACCAGCGAACGATGGGCAGATGCACCCACGCGGCCCGCCACAGGGCGTACCAGCCATACGGCTTGCCGACGATCTTCTTCATCTCGGCGACGGCCCGCCGAGCGCTGTACTGCCGCGCGACGGGCCGCATGACGACGATGCGGCGTTTTTGCAGCAATTTTTCCAGCGGGTCTTGGCAACCGCCGCGCCACTGAACGGTATGCAGGCAGTAGAGTCTGCCTCCGATTCTGGCGGCCATGCCGGCGTGAATGATGTCGCTGCGGCCGGCGACAGCTATGGCGTCGCTCGCCAGACTGCGGCCGGTGCGGCGGAACAAAAGCACGTCGCCCGTGCGTATCTGTTTCAGATTGGCGTCGTCCATGACACTATTATAGATCGAATCGAATTTGACTTCAAGGGTTGTATTCGCGGCGCTTGTAGCCACTTTGGCGAGGCTGCGGGATACGCACATGGGCGATGCGCACGCCTCGCTCCGCCCGCGTGTGCCCTTTCGGGGGCGTTGGGCGCTGCACAGATTTTTCCGCTATGGACGCCGCCATGCGGTCGATGGCCGCTGGGGTCGGGGTTCCAGGCGCGATCTTGCGTTCTTTTCGATACGCCGCCAACCGCTCCGCAGCGGTCTCTGCTCCTCGTTGCCGCTCCCGCTCCCGTTCCGCGATGACATCGGCGAACCGGCATCGCAGAATCGTTGCGATGACCACAGGATCGACACCTGCTTTTAATAGCCGCACGATGGAATTCATAGAGGCCCCTTTCGTTGACCACACGCCTCCGTAATGGTCGGGGCGCTCTGGTCGAATGTATGTATTTCGCAGCCACTGACTGTAACGGTCGGCGTGCTATGGTCGCATGTCCACACCTCTCCGCCGCCGAGCGTGATCTTCGGGGCGCTCCTGCCGCACGTCCAGACTTCACCGCCGCTGACGTTGATGGTCGGGGCGCTGTCGCCGCATGTCCATACTTTTCCGACGCTGACCGTGATGTTCGGGGCGCTCCTGCCGTAAGTCCAGACTTCACCGCCGCTGACGGTTATCGTCGGGGCGCTCCTGCCGTAAATAAATACTTCACCGCCGCTGACGGTGATAGTCGGCGCGCTCGGGCCGTAGGTCCGTACTACTCCGCCGCTGACGGTGATGGTCGGTGCGCTGTCGTTGAATGTCTGAACTAAGCCTCCGCTTACCGTGATGGTCTGATTGCCGCGGCCGAAGATGTGCACAACGCCGCCGCGGACGTCGAGTGTAACGTCGCTGCCGGGCAGCACTACTACGCTGCGCTCGCCTTCGATGATGTGATGACCGGTCTTCAGAATGTGATGCTTCCCCCACTCCGGCAGTTCAGCCCGGCAGAGCGCTTCGGCCTGTTTCGCGTCGAACCACGCTGGAACGTAGGTTTCGTCGATACGGAAGTCCCAGTTCTTGAAGTCTCTCGGGTCGCGGCCATCAGAGGGCGGCGTGATTTCGATTTTCACGATGTTCACGCCGAGGACGCCATGTTCGCATAGCTTATTTTCCTTGATGATGCGCAGGTGCGAATCGTTGGCTTTCGACCAGAAAACGAGACCATTCTTCGTGAGGACGAAACTAGCTGGTGAACACATGATTGGCTCCTTTAGGCGGATTATGAAAACAGCGATTGTATTTCCTCGACGCACGTTGCCACGATGGCCTCCGCGCCGGCCGCGCGCAGCGCGGCGAGCGTGTGGGCTTGCAGGCGCGTCGGATGTTTGCCGGGCCGCTTGATCTCCACGGCGAGCAATCGCCCGCGGTGGAGGATCAGCAGGTCAGGCAGTCCGGCGCGCTGCATCGGGCCGCCGTGAATCTTGGCCCACCAGATCGGCTCTCCGCGTTCGCGGAGCCGCTTCAAGTAGGCGACGATTTTCTCGGTGATCATGGATTCGGTCATGCCATCATCCTTGGGCCATTGGCCCCCTTGCCGTGCCTTGCCCCGCCGCGCCGTGCCTTGCCCCGCCGCGCCGTGCCTTGCCCCGCCGTGCCGTGCCGGGCCTAGCCCCGCCTCGCCTCGCCTCGCCTAGCCATGCCCCGCCATGCAGCGCCGTGCCGCGCGTCTCAACCAACAACGGTTAGTTTGCGCACTGGGTGCGTCGGCGTCGCACGGCCGAGCAGACACGCCTCGCGGTGGCTGCGGCCAATCGCGCGTCGGTGGTCGCGCATTTGACGGCGTTGCGCGACCAGCGCCAGGCGGAGCCGATCCGGCAGACGGTCGGGCGTGATCGCCGCCGTCTCGCGTAGTGCGCGATTCAACTGACGATACGCCTTGCGCTGCCGTAGAACCGGAATTTCGCGCGCGGCTTCCTGGTCGGTCAGCAGACGCAGCCCGACGGAATCTTTGGGCAGCGTAACGATTTCGCGGTCGCGCAGGAGCCGCTTTCGGAACGCGCGGATGATCGTCCAGCCGCCGCGGTCTTCGCGGCTTCGTCCCATGAGCTGCTCGATAGCAGTCCAGGGAATTACGGAGCCGCGCTGCCAGTCGGCGAATTGATTGCAGAGCCGATCTACTTCAGCTTTGTACTTTTCGTCAAACATTTTTGCATCCTGTGTAGTTGAAGGTTGAAGGTTGAAACGAAAAACGAAAGTTCTGGGCCATTGGCCCCCTTGCCGTGCCTTGCCCCGCCGCGCCGTGCCTTGCCCCGCC